TATTGTGTCCAGTATCTTCCCGAAAATCTTCTTGATGCCGCCGAAGAGCCGCGTGCCCCAGTCCTTGGCAATGTCGATGGCTGCCTGCAGGCCCCTCTGGAAGAGGTCGCGGATAGCCTCGAACAGAGCGCCGACCTTGTCAGCTACCCAGCCGGCGGCTTTTTGGAAGACGTCGCCGATCAGACCCCAGGCCTTTTTGACCAGCCCCCAGATGAAGGACAGCCCCTGGCCGAAAATAGAAGAGAGGAATGACCACAGGCTGGAAATGACACTGCCTAGCCACGAGGCCACGGCCTTGGTGGCAGTGCAAATCGCATTCCACACGGCATCCCAGTTCTGCCATAGGAGCCAGATCACCCCGATCAGCACGCCGAGGCCGATGATGAGCGGCGCATTGGCGATGAGGATGCCAACGGCAGCCGCGGCGGCGGCTGCCAGCATCGCGAAGAACGCCGGGACGGCCACGGTGAGGAAAGCCACCGCCATGCCCGCGACGGACAACACCACGGAGGCGATGGCTGGTATCAGCCCCACGAGGAACGATGCACCGGCAGCGATCGCGGACGCTGCCGCTGTCGCCAGCGCCGGGACTAGCCCCACGAGGAACCCCGCGGCAGCCGCCAGCGCCGCAGGTGCGCCAGCGAGCAGCGCCGGTACGGTCGTGGTCAGAAACGTGACGCCAGCGAAGACAGCAGAACCGATGAACGTCGCCAGCGATGGCACGACCGTAGTGAGCAGCGACACAGCGAATCCTGCGACGGCTCCCACTCCTTGCACGAGCAGCGACGCGCCGAAGATCACGACCTGAGCCGCAGCCTGGACGAGCGTCACCCCGAAGGAGACCACATTCATAATCCCAGCTGCAAGCCACTGGCCGAGCGCCAGCACCTGCGCCCCCGCGCTCATGGCCAGGTGCACCCCCATGGAGATCAGCGCCGGCACGACTTGCCCCACGATCGCGACGGCCAGCACGCCCAGCAGGGCGGTCACCAGACCGGCGTGGTCGGAGATGAAGCCGAACACACCGCCCAGCACGCTCGCCACTCCCTGGACTACGCCTGCGGTCATGTCACGGAGAAAGCCCCAGTCGGCGATCCACGCCGCAGCGAACAACGCCATTACGACGCCAAGTCCGCCGATTGCCAAGGTCAGCGGTGTCATGAGCATCATGAGGCCGCCGATAGCCACTGCGACGGGACCGACCGCCGCCAGGATCAGGAAGAACGCCAGCACGGCCTTCTGAATGGACGGATCGAGGGCTTCCCACCGCTCCTGTAGTAGGAGCAGAATCGGGGCGACCTTCAGCATGGTGTCGGAGAGAGCATCGAACGCCGGCTGCATGACCGAGCCGAGCGTCTGGGTCACGGTATCCTTGATCGTCGACAGAACGCCGGAGAAGGTCTGGCTCTGCTTCTGCATCATGTTGCCGAGGCCGCCGAACCGCTCCGAGGTACCATCCACGAACGCCTTGAGGGCCGTGCCGGCGTCGATGAGCCCCTTCTCGCTCATCTCCTGCACCTGGGCGACCGTCTTGCCATAGTGCTGCGCAAGCATCTGGAGCATTGGCACTCCAGCCTCGGCGAACTGCCGAAGCTCCCCACCGACCAGCTTTCCCTTGGCTACCATCTGGCCCAGGGCCAGGGTGAGGCGGTCGATCAGTGGCGCTCCGCCCCCGACGGCCGCCACGTTATCCCCGAGAGCAGCCAGGGTTGGGATGATGTTCCGGGCGTCCAGCCCCATCGCCTGGAGCTTTTGGCTCGACATGATCAGCCCTTCGGCCTCAAAGGGGGTCGTCCGCGCGAAGGTCAGAAGTTGGTCCAGATGATCCCGGGCCGCGTCCGCAGAGCCAAGCATCGTCGTGAAGGCGATCTCCGCCCGCTGCTTCAGATCGTCGAAGCGAATGCCGAGCGCCGCAGCTATTCCGATCGGTGCAGAGAGCCCCGCCGACAGCCGGGCGCCCGCGCCGGCGATGGCCGAGCCATACTGATTGATGGCGCCGAATGCGGCCTCGGTGCGGTCCTTCAGGTCCTGAAGCGCCTGTGCACCGCGGGCTCGGAGCTCGTCGAACCTGGAGGCGGTCCTCCCGGCACTCCCGCCGACCTGATCCACCCTATTGCCCAGGCGGTCGGCAGCAGCAGCGGCCTGATCGAATGCCTTGTCCAAGCCGCCGTCAAGGAGGCGCTTTATGACCTGCTGCACGTGGGCCGGCAGCTCGTCGAGGTCCTTTGTGTCCGTGCCAACACGGATTGTGATCAAGACTTCGTTGCCCACGTCGTGCTCCCGGTTCCTATCCTACCACCGGCACTTCGGACTCGGGCTCGGAGCCTGAGACTTGGCCTTCCGCTCGGCCTGCCGGTGCGCCTTCTCCTGGGCCTCCTCGAACTCCTCGAGCCATAGCCCCAATGTCACGCGGGCCCAGCGCTTCAGGCCACACTCTCGCTCGAGCTCGAGGCCAAGTCCTGGCCCGCCGAAACCGCTTGCATTTGCACGGGCTGTGCGGGTGAGGTGATCGAAGAACCAGGCGCAGCGTGGGTCAGCGATTCGGCCGGGACGCCCTGGTCCCCGGAGCCCTCCGGTGTAGGGTCCAGTACGGGCTCCGCCTTCCGCGTCGCTTCTTGTGCATGCTCGGTGACGACGCGCTTGATTTCCTCGAACACGTGCACCTTCAGCTGGCCGAGGTTGGCTACGGTTGGCCGCACGTTCTTGCGCCCGAAACCGGACCACGCCTTGATCCAAGCCGCAATGCCCTCGAGGTCCAGGCCGGTGATCTCAATCGCAAGTTCCTGCATCGGCTTCGCGTCCGGGTGGCGCCGGTTGGGCGCCTCGCGGATCGCCGTGATCGGCGTCGTTTGCAGCTCATCGAGCTTTCCCGCGGAGAGCTCCGCGTATATCTCGATCCACTCGCCGTGCAACTCCGGGACATCCGGGCAGTTGTCCTGGGTGAAGTGGTGGACGGCCGTGTCTTCCGGGTCGAACCAAGCCGAGTTCCTGCTCATGTCCGTCTCCTCCGATTGTGTGCCCCAGGCCGGCCGCGCCGCTCGGAGGAGCGCACACGGCGCAGCCGGGCCGGGCCGCGAGTCGAGGCCACGCTCCTGGCCTCATTGGGTTTAGGTGTAGGCCCACGCCCCTGTGGGGCGCAGCACAACCTCGAGCGCCGTCTCGTTCTTCGGCGTCGAAGTCTTCTTCGCCGACACGATCAGCACATCGACGTCCATCACATCCGTGCCTGTCGTGATCTGGAAGTCGCGGTTGTCGCCCTCGTGGCCGATCAGCGCTGTCCGCAGCGCATCGGTGTAGTTCAGCTGCAGCGTGAAGTCCGACATGGTCTTGAAGCCCGAGGAGCGGTGCACGGGTGCCACAGCGTTGACCGGTGTCTTCTCCTCGATGAGGGCCTCGACCATCTCCTCGACGTCGTTCAGGATGTCGGCGGAGATGTCGGTCAATACGTCCGACGCGTTGTCCAGCTTGACGGTGATGTCGTCGGGGCCGTAGGGACTCGTCATCGTCTACTCCTTCTCTCTCTACAGCCGGGCGATGCCGGCCATGATGGTAGCGGACGGGCCGCTGCCCGCGCCTGTGAAATCCCAACTCACCGCCGTGTAGCGGTTGATCGTACCCGTATCCTGGACCCTCCCGGCATTGGGCCCCGTCGTGAAGACGACCGTCCCGAGCGTCACCCACACCGCGTTGTCGACCGAGTCCCAGAACTCGAAGGTGAGGTTTGTGTGGCCGCCGAGCGTCAAGCTCGGGACTTCGGCGTAGGACCATGCGCCGCCGGAGGTCTTGATCCGCCGCGCGGTCCCACCGGTCCCGCCTACGGTCACATTCACGGGGATCGTGAACGTGGTCGGCGTGAGTACAGTGGCGACATGGTCGCCGTTGATGCTGGGGGTCGATCCCGCATGCCCGGCAATCGTGACTGTGTCGCCGGAGTCCAGCCCGTGTGGGGTCGCAGTCGCAATCACGGAGGGGTTGGCCACGCTGGACGTGGACACAACGACTGTCGAGGCCCCGATGTCGTGGCTTGCCGCCTTCGTATCCCCATCAGCCGTGACCGCCGCCAGCGCCTTCAGGAGCACACCGTGGTGCACCACGTCGGTGACCTTCAGCGAACCGTCCGCCTTCTGCAGCATCTTCGGCTCGCCGCGTCGCTTGTAGACCATGTCCAGCGCCGTGCCGCCCTGGAACGGGTCGCCGGCCACCTTGCCGGCGTCGCCGCCCATGAACACACGCGCCGTCTGCGAGTGGCCGGCTGCGAGCGCCACGTTGATCGAGTCCGTCGCGTCGGAGAACCAGCCGGCGACCTCGATGTCGTCGTACTCCTTGTGACCGGTCGCCTTGTGTATTGGCACGTTCGTGCCCAGTCCCGTCGTCTCCTCGATCGTTGCCGTCGCGTCGGGCAACTTCAGCGAGTTGACCCGGTCGCCGTCTCCGATCAGGTTGTACCCGCCGACCAGGAGGAACAGGTCGTCTTGCGCCCACGGGCTACTCGTCGGCATCGTCGTCCTCCTCATCGTCCCAGTCGGGATCCTCGTCGTCGGTCACTTCGCCGTCCACCTGTGCTTCCAGCAGGGCCGCGCGGACGTCGTTGACGCTGATACGGCCGTCTTGGCCGGTACCCGTGACGGTGGCCAGGTCCAACCCAAGCTCGGCTGCCAGTGCCCTGGCTGCCGGCGTCGCGTCTAGCGTGTCAACCGCCCCGCTGGATAGCGACCCGATCGCCCCGGCCGCCAGGAGAGGCTGCGCCACGTCATCCGGCAGTCCCTCCACGTACATCGGCTGCCCGTCCTCACGGGGCCGGACTACCGTGACCTCCCTATCTTCGAATGGAACGCCATCGCCCCTGCGTTGCCGGTCCCGGACGGCCGGGTCGGGCGAGTAGGCGAACGCTCTCAGTACCTCGTATCGGTCCGTCATCAGCCAGTCTCCCTGTACTCCACGCTAGCGAGCAGCCGACCATCGCTGAAGATCTCGCCGGCATCATTGGTGTAGGTCGGCATGTAGAAGAACCGGGTCGGGTTCCCGGTGAACCAGTGCAGACTGCCCGCCTCCGTAGCGTGCGAGGCGGAGTGCATCTCGGAGAGCATCTCCCACAGCGCTATCAGGTACCGCCACACAGCCCGCTTGGCCTTCGGTTCGTCTTCGCCAAGCGCGATAACTGCGAACTCGAACTGGTAGACCCCCGCGAAGCCCCGGAACGACTGGCGCGTCGCATGCTCTCCTCCCTGATCAGCCACCACGAAGAGCATCGGCGTCTCGATCACGAGTTCGTCGCGCGGGTCAACGATCGTGACGACGGCGAAGGGTGCGAGCGCGAGCTGATGCGCCGAGAACTCCGCGTTGAAGCGCGCCTCGACCTCAGCCACCTTCGCGGCCTGGTTGTCGTCGATGTAGTCGAGGGTAAGCTGCAGCGGCTTCTCGACGCCCAGGAGGTTCACGCTCATGTGGCGAGCCCTGCTTCCCGGGCGCGTCGGAGTACCCACTCCCGGGTGAGGTCGAGCCACCGCTCTTCGTCCACGCGAGATAGCGCGATCGGCGGTCGGGCTGGCATGTGGCGTGTGCCCTCCTGGTGGAACCGGGCCGCCTTGTGCGACGTGCCGAGCGTCATGCTCTCGGTCGTCAGTCGCCGGATCTGCCCGGGCTCGCCTTTCACCGTGAGCGTACGCATGAGCACCCGCCGGCGCTGGAGGATCGGGCGGCCCGGCCACTCCTGGGCTTTCCGCGCGGCGTAGGCCGGCGACAGCGGCGCCCAACCACCGGCGCGGCTGCCCTCGGACTGGAACTCCGATGAGAGCGTGCGGTAGAGGTCGGGCTCCAGGTGGCGCTCGAAGAGGTCGGTGCGGTCAGCCAGGCCCCGCGAGAGGCGGATCAGGTTGCCCAGCACCGTGTGCAGACCCTTGACCTCAACGCCGGTGATGCGAATCATCAGAACTCAGCCCCCACCTGGAACTGCGCCTCGAAGTCGTCTGCATCGGACAACGGATAGCCGTCTGGCAGCCCCCCGCTCGCCTCGTCCAAGGCTGTTGGCACCATCCGCCTGTCGCGGATGGCCTTGATCCCGTCCCGCCAGCGCCGCTCGTACACTGCCCACGCGCCCTCGCTGTTCGGACCGGTCGAGTCCTGGAACCAGGACTTGAGCACCGTCGCCGCCACCCCCTCGGCCACCAGCTTGTCGAGGTAGGCCAGGTACGACGCCGGCGACGTGACTGGCACCGGGTACCCCTGCGACAGCAAGGCAACATCGACCTCGGCCGAGCAGGCGTCGATCCAGTCGTCCACCTCGTCGGCGGTGACGGTGGTCGAGTCGCTCAGGGTGGTCACGGTCTTCCGCACCCGCCCCATGAGCGACTCGACCCTCGCCCGCGTCGTATAGGACATCGCCTACGTGAAGTAGATACAGAGGCGCGGATCGCCATACCCGACGGCGAAACTTCCGCGCACCGCGTAGATGAACTCCTCGCGCAGTACAGCCGACTCGGAGTCCGCCCGGGTAATCCCCTCGATCTGTGGCTGGAACTCCTGCTGTAACAGGAACGGCGCGCGGCCCGGCGATACGTGCATGAAGTACCGGCCGCCCGTGTCGTCGATATAGGCCGACACGACGACCGTGTAGCCGCGCGCGGTGAACACGATGGTGCCATCGCTGGACATGGGCGGCACAGGCGCCTCGGTGGAGCCGGCGCCAATGTTCAGGCCTTCCCATGCGGCCGCCAGGTCCTCGGGCGGGATGACGATCAGGTTCGGCGCCTTGTTGATCGGCCGCCCCCGCGTGTCACCGTACCTCATCATCGTGTAGGTCGCCTTGCCGAGGTCCGTGCGGAAGTTTGCCGCCGACGTACCCGCAGTTCCCTGCGTGTTGTCGATCGTGCCGCTATCGTGGATCTCCCGTGCCGAACCGAAGAACGCCGCGGCATCAAACACCGGCGAATCTAGTGACGCCGAGCCGCCGTTGTTGAGTAGGTCGAAGAGCGACTCACCGATGAAGCGGTTCGCCTCATCAACGAGTTGCCGCGTCTTCGGCCCGATCATGTCGAGCTGATCGCGCTCGAGGGCAAGCCGCTCGACCCCGAACGCCGCCTTGTGGAGGTGGTTCTTGAGCGAGAAGTCGGCACCGACCAGGTCGCCGAGCTCGAGCTCGCCCTTCCACCGACTCATCTTCGGGATGTCCCACAGCCAGCCGTACTGCATGGACTCCTTGCCCTTAGAGTCCTGCGCCCGGCCGTCAAGGCACATCTTGAGCCATGGTGCGTTTTCGAGCGCGGCCGGGAACGTGTCGTTGAAGATCTTCCGGGCCCCGGTCAGGGTCGACGAAAGCAGGTCACTTGTTAGAATAGGCATCCAGTTACTCCTTCGCCCAGGTGCCGATGATCTCCTCGATCACCCAGCCCTCAGCCCCATCACAGTACAAGCGCACGCTGTCGCCGAGGCGATCCGTTGCGCCGCTGTTGATAAGGTCCTTGTCGTCCGTCGAGGTCAGGCCATTGCCGCGGATGTGGTCGCTGGCGTTCGGGCTGATCGATAACCCGGTACCGGCCGAGACCGCACCGCACTCGAACTCATACCACACGCCCTTGGTCCCAGCGGCGGCAGCGGGCAGAGTGAATACTGCGTCCACGGCCCCGACGAACTTCTCGCCAGACATGGCCGCCGTGAGTGTCTGTGTCGCAGCAGCCAGGTTCACTTTGCGGCGGATGCCACTGATCTCA